TTTACCTGATGCACCGTGGGTTTGGACGTTTTCGGTGCCGTTGCCGTAATCAGCGGAGTGTGAAACGGTGAAATTGTTTTTTGAATAGGAGAGCTTGACGGCAGAGAAAGAGAAGGAAGCAAGGATGCCGATGCGAGAGATGGCCGCTATGAGGTCATCACGGTTCAGGACGACATTTGAATCAAAGGTGGGTGGGACGAGTTTTTCAACGTCTGGGAATTTGCCGTCTAACAGGCGTGAGGTGATGACGGTGCCTGAGCAGGAATAAGAGGCGTGGCCGTTTTTGGAAATGCTGAGGTTGCCCTCAAAGCCTTTTAAGCGGAGCATTTCGCTTAGGGCTTTGGCTGGGACTGTGACGCTGGTGGCGTCGGGGTCGTCTTGGCCTGTGATGGCTAAGCGGTGGCCATCGGTAGCGCAGGCAAAGATTGAGCTATCAGTGATTGAAAGGCGAACGCCTTGCAGGACTTGTTTTGAGGGTTCGTTAGAGGCGGCATAGATAGCCGATTTAATGGTTTCTGAGAACTCGTGATGCAGGGTGGTGAAACCGGAGTCTGGCTCGCCTTCGTCGATATTGGGGAAGTCTTCTATTTCGGCCAGCTGCAGGGTGTAGTTGCTGGTTGGCGCTTTTACCAGGAGCTTCATGCCGTCCGTTTCAAGCGTGACGGTGGCTGCGGGGTCAAGCGTTGAGATTAGGTTGCTGAACAGGTTGAAGGGAACGGCGACGATGCCGGTTTCATCTACCTGGCATTCAACGGAAGTAAAGATGCCAAGTTCTAGGTTGTAGGACTGAGCGCAAAGTTTTTTGGCGTCATAGGAGCCAAAGGTGATGCACTGCAGGATTGGGTGAGGCGAGTTTTTTGGGCCTACAGCACGTTTTACGGTTGATAGCAGGTTGTTGAGCTTGGGCTGCTCAATCTGGATTTTCATTTTTGGTGGGGGTGTTGATGAGGTGGCGGATAGCAATTGCCGCAGCTTGCTCCGCTTGGATTCGTGAGATAGTGCCGCCCAGCTCTTTGTAGATCAGGGAGCCTACCCGGTTGAAGTCTTCAAAAGTTACACCAAGGCGATTGTGCTGGGTAACTTTTGCCTGCCGAATCATGCGGCGGATGACTTCCTGGCGTGAGATGTCATGAGCCTCAGCCGTCAGGTTGATTTCGTTGAACTCAGGTTCTGAGAGCTTGAGTTTGATTTCTTTGGACGGCATAGCAATCTGCGGCAGTCTCTACAAACGACTTGATTTTGTAGAGGTCACTAGCGATGGAGATTAACAGCTCTTTGGGGATGGGCTGTTGATCTTCGAAAGCGTTATCGGAGATTGCAGCGGCTGCGGCTTTGGCCTCGTCCAAGAGGTGCAGGAGGGAATGGACGACAGGTTCCTGGCGTTCGGAAACGTCGGGGGTAATCACGCTGAGGGGGTAGTGCGGGGTAATTCAAACATGTTTTTTATGCCTTGCAACTGCTGTTTTACGGATGTGATGTAGTCAGGTGCGGTGATGGTCTCACCTGCTGCCGCACGTCGGCGGAGGTCGTTCATTTGGATTTCGGCCTCTTGCCAGCGGCGAAGCCTGCGGGAATGGATTTCACGGGCTGAAAACTTGTCGATGCTGATGCCTACGGCCTGGTTGCCGTTTTCGGTTGCTACGGCGATGGGGTCACCGCCAGAGCGGAAACCACCGCGAGCGGTAGAGCCATCAGGGTTGAGAGATGGGTAGGCGGCCTCGCAATGGCAGATAACGGCAAGGTCAATGCCTGCGTGGCGTTCGCCGTTGGTGGTGGTGTCGTAGTCGGGCAGGTAGTCGTTGAGGATGCCGTCGCCGTTGGAGACGATGCCGGAATCGTGGCAGGCGTAGCACTTGACGGAAGGTGAGCGCCAAGTGATGTCGCGGTCAGTGGCGTTGCGTTTGTGAGAGCGGCTCATGGGTAGGCGTTAAAAGGGCATCCCCTCTGGTGCACCGTTCTCCCACGGTTTGCTCAGTCCTGCCCCGTCAGTGGACAGCAGATCAGTTGACCCCAGAAAGGTTTCGTACTTGCCGTCACGGAGCCAGCGGAAGCAATCGGGGAAATAGGCCACAAAGCCGCCTTTGCGCTCCATAGCGCCCTGTTCCTGCACCGCAGCCGTCAAAGCGCCTTGCAGGGCCTCTGAGGGGCATTTGCGGAGTGCTTTGCGGTATTGCTCCCATGCGAGCGGTTTGGACTGGCCAGAGGCGCGTTTGCCAATGCTCTGGTACTGGCGCCAGAACTGCTCGAACTCAGGGCTGTAAGGCACCGACGCCTTGGGCTTGCGGCCTCGCTTTTTCGGCTGTTCGTTTTTTTCCACCTGATCTCGTGGTTGATTTCCGAAATCAACCCCCGCCTCAGACCCAGGTTCAGGCTGGAAATCAACATAGGGTTTTATTGGGTTTTTATTAGCTGGGTTTTTATTAGGGGTGCTTTTTGGTACTGGGGTACCTAGGTACCTTTTGGCACCCCCCTCCCCCGTTTTGAGGGGATCCCTTTTGGTACCGGGGTACTTTTTGGCACCCCCTTCCTCGCGGTGCAGCCGGACGGTGTAAACCGCTGTTCGCCCTGGCCGTGGCGTGCGCAGAACCCAGCCCTCTTCCACAAGCCAGTGCAGCGCCTTCACCACGTCCTGCACCTTGATCCCCGTTCGATCAGCGATGGTGGCGCGTGATGCCCAGCAGCCTTCCTCGCTGCCCCAGCCGAAGCGATGCAGCCAGAGGTAAACGCAAATAATTTGCTTTCCGCCGCGCTCTGGCATCAGGTCCATTAGCTCGTATGGAATTGATGCGTAGGCCGGCGTCCTGTAAGCGCGTGACACGTTGTAAAATTCCACTGGAATGTTCGAGAGCGGCCCTTACCTGCGGTCGCTCTTTTTTTTGTGCGTGAGAGACAGCCTATTGGGGCTGAGTTTCGTAAAAGCTGTTCAGGGTCGATTCGTGGCGGCCCAGGAGTGACGCGGCCTCAGCGTGGTAACGCCTTATATCGGCATCGCTTTCCCATTTGGGCGGCAGGCCCTGCCAGTCCCGTTCCTCGTCTTTGCTAATTTCTGCATCAATGCGGTCATGGATGGCCCGCGTTAATGCCATGTCTGTGACTAGGGCTTCAAGCAGTTTCTGGCGCTGTTCAGGTGTCATCTAGGGGCCAAAAGCAGCGCTAAGTTACTGACATTCTCTTGGGCCCGTAGTGATACAGGCCAGAACGCCTAGTGACCATTCACGTTGATGTTTTCGGCATTGTGCCAGCGCCTCAGGGCAGCAAAAAGCACGTTGGCCATGGCCGCATGGTTGAAGCGAGCAAGCGGGTGAAGCCTTGGCGGGAGGCGGTCAGGCAAGCGGCTTTGGACCTTAACGAGCCGGTGATTGAAACTGCCTGCTCTGTCTCAATGGTCTTCCGGTTCCCTCGGCCTAAGAATCACTTTAAGGCGAACGGAGAGCTGAAAGACACAGCGCCTGGTTGGCTGACGGTGAAGCGGAATGACCTTGACAAGCTGTGCCGGTCAACGCTGGACGGGTTGAGCCATACGGTGAAGCAGGGCCGGAGCTTGCTGGCTGATGACTGCCTAGTGGTGGCGATTGCAGCAGAGAAGCGGTATTGCATTGGCCAGGAGCAACCGGGCGCCTGTATCACGGTCATACCGATCAATTACTGACTGCAGTGAGCAGGAAGGGGGAGCACGAGGTATAGTGAGCAGATCGGCAGGCGACTGCCGGTTGCACATCGACAACTGCACATGACTCCCAAGCAACGCCTTGACCGGGCATTGCAGATCAGGGCCGCCCTGACTGCATTGATGACCGACGACGAGGCCGAAACCTACGAGGTGATCGACGAGCACTTGACCGATTACATCAACGAGCTTTCGCTCGCGTATGAGGCAACGCTCGATGAGCTTTGAGACTTAGGCCCTTCGGGGCCTTTTTTATTGCGTGCTAGTTGCCAGCAGGGCCAAGCGTGTGTAAAAGGGGGTGCGAGGAGATAGGGGGAGGGGGTCTCACACCAGCCCCCTCTTTTTTTGTGCCAATTCAAGAGCTGTCACCCTGGGGGTAGTAGGGGTGACCACAGGGGTTATCTTTAGTTCATCGGCAATCACCCCCATGGCTCGCACTCTCTCCACCCGCTCCGTTCTCAAGCGCCTCCGCGATGGTGGCTTCGACATGACCGCCGTAATTGAGCAGTCACGCGGTCGCATCGAAATTGGCCACATCAACGACGAGACGCAACGCGCTGACTGGGAGCAACGCCAAGCAAACATTGAACTGGCCGAGCAGGCTTCTGAGCTTCTGGGCTGGGGTTGGTTCTGCAGCGGTTACGGCACCGTTCACCTCTGGGCCGATCGTGGCTGCCCCGTGCACCGCGAGCTTGTTTCCCTGAACATCGACTGATCTGCCTGGCCCCTTCGGGGCCTCACTTGACACCCCAAAGAATCATGACCATTACCGAAGCACGCAAAACCCTCACTCAGCTTGGGTATGACCTTTTGGGCTATCAAGCCATGGGCAGAGAGCGCCGTTATTGCGTTTGGCGCGGCCAGCTTGCCGAGTTCTGCAACCTGCCCACTGGCGGCTCTTTTGACAAGGACGGCTTAAAGGCTTTTGCGGCTGAGGTAGTGGCTTCAATCAGCTCCCACTAGCCAACCCCCTAACTGTCACACTGGGGGTAGCAGGGGTTAGGAGAGGGTCTATATTTAATTCATCGACAGGCACCCCCAATGAAAACCTTCACCACCGCCACCCGCTACTACGCCGCTCAAGTCAACGGCGTCACCCTCGGTTCCTGGTACGTCGATCAGGCCAAAGCCCAGGCCAAAGTCGATTCCCTCAACCGTGAATGGAACGGCGAGCGCACCTTCACCGTGCACAGCTGGGTTGCTGACACCTTCACCGCACACGAGCGCTGATCGCGCTTTTCCAACCACTCACCCCCGATCAATCATGAAAGCCATTGCATTCCTCGCAGTCCTCACCGGAATCAGCGGACTTTTCCTACATCAGGCCAACAGCAGCCTGCATCAAATGACCATCGCAGATTGCAACGCCGGTATTCAACGCGCTTGCACTTACCTGCAGAAGTAACGGGACAGAGCCACCGCCACCCCCGTAGCAATGGCCTATCCCTACCCGCTGCGACGGGTGCCAAATTTTACTTGCATTCACTGTTCACCCCTGGTAATCTCTCCTCAGCCTTCTGGCTACCACCCCCACAAACAATGACCGAATCGCAAGAGCGGCACACGCTGCTAACCGCGCAACATTTTGGTGGTGCATTTGTCAAAGCACTTGCACGCGCCGGCCTCGTAGCTGACCTCAGAAACCGCGAACGCATCTTTCAGGCATTCCCTGAAATCCTGGGCCTTTACGGCCCCCGTGGAGACTTCTACAGCGAGGATCTCGGGTGACAATTACTAACGCCGAATACCACGCTGACCCCTCCGTCAGCGCCTCCCATCTCCATGCCGTTGCCGTCAGCCCGGAGAACTACTACCGCAAATATGTTGATCCCCACCGTCCTGCTGTCGAGCCAACTAGCGCAATGCGCTTTGGCACTCTTGCCCATTGTGCAGTTCTCGAACCCGACGAATTGCACGCCCGATTCGCTGTTTGTCCACCACGCAACACCAAGGCAGGAAAGGAGCGAGCAGCGGAGCTGGAAGCAGCGGGAATCGAAGTTGTTTCATCACTTGATTGGGCATTGGCAGGAAAGCTCTCAGAAGCAGTCAGGCGCCACCCAATCGCCAGCGAATTGCTCTCCGATGGCAAGGCAGAGCAGTCCTTCTGGTGGACTGATCTAGACACCGAATTGCGCTGCAAATGCCGGCCTGATTGGATGTGCCGCGATACGGTCATTGATCTCAAGACAACTACCGACGCATCACCAGCAGGCTTTGCACGATCGGTAGCCAAGTTCCGCTACCACGTCCAACAGGCGCATTACATGGCCGGCACCTTCGCTACCCGGTTTGTCTTTATCGCCGTTGAGAAAACCTTTCCCTACAGCATCGGGGTTTACGAACTAGACGACGATGCATTGGCCGAAGGTCAGCGCCTAGCTGATCGTGACCTGCGCCGAATCAAGCGCTGCAGGGAAAACGACAACTGGCCTGGCTACAGCGCCGAAATCACCTCGCTCAGCCTTCCTGCCTGGGCCTACGACACCAGCACCATTGCAGAGGATTTCTGATGACCACCCCCAATTTCGAAGTTGTGCAGATGACGCCCGAATGGGCGCAACACCTGCTGGCCAATCAAAACGGCCATAACCGCAAAATGAAGCCCCGTCAGGTCAGGCACCTAACGGAATCAATCAAGCGGGGTGAATGGAAGCTGACCAGCCAAGGCATCGCCATCGGCAACAACGGCCAACTGCTAGATGGTCAACACCGTTTAGCTGCCATCCGTGATGCAGGCCATGCCGTGCCGGTGCTGCTTGCCACTGACTGCGATCCGTCAATCTTCACCGTGATTGACACGGGCTCGAAGCGGTCTACAGGCGACACCCTTTATCTGCTGGGTGCACCGCAACACAACCAAGCCGCTGCTGCCATCCGCCTGATCATGCTGGCCAAACAGCACAAAACAGGTAGCTGGGCAAATGCCAAAATGGTTTTCAGCAATGATCAAATACAGCAGTATTACTTACAGGATCAGTTGCGCATAGATACTTATGTGCGCCTGGTTTACAACTCGGTGAAAAATTTCAAGATGATCAATCGCGGTGCATTGACCGCGTTCTGCATCTTGGCTTTAGATAAAGAACACTACCCAGCAACAGTTGAAGATTTCGTCAAGGCGTTGACCACTGGCGCCAACCTGCCATCTGATAGCTCCGTTCTGGCCTTCAGAAATGCAATCGTAAACCGCACGATCTTTGCCCAGCGCGGTGGCTCAAGTGTCCAGCAGCTTTGGATTTCTTGCCTTACCAAGTGCTTCAATGATTGGTATTTGGAGCGCAGCCTGAAGGTGTTCAAAGCGCCCAAACAAATGCCCGAAATTGCCCACAACGTATTCCCCGCATGACCATCCCTAACCTCTCCGGCGTCATCACCCTTGACGACGTACACAAGAAAGGCACGGGCAGCTTTCAAGCGTCTTACGTTGCCTGGTCTAAAACTGCCCAGCTGCTTCACCAGCACGCGCCTGGGTTTGACTATCACCTGCGGCCTAATGCAGATGGTGAGCTGATCCACAAGGCGCCTGATGGCACTGGCTTTGTCGTCGGCTATTTCACTGGCCCTGATGGCATCGTCACCGCTGATTTCCCTTTTCCTTGTATGGACCATCGGAATAATCCGATTGCCTATGACAAGATCAGCGCACGGGTTCTGACCGATTCACACCGCCGCTCTTTGGCTGCCTGCGCTTGCTTTGCATTCTCCCTGGCCCATGAGCTTTGGAGCAAGGAAGAGGTGCAGAGTGCTGCCAATGAAACCATGCCATCTGGTGATGCTCCGGCTGCTCAACCAAGCAAGCAAAAGCCAGCAGTGCAGCAAAGCCAACCGCAATCTGCAGTGCTAGGCAAAACAGCTATCGCCGGCCTGAAAGTTATTCGTGGCACCTCTTCACTCAAAGAGTTGAAAGACGTTGGCGCACGGCTAACTGATCGGCACAAAAAAGGCGACTTGAACGACACCGAACACCAAGAGTTGATGCAGGCTCTGCTTGAAAAAGAAACCCAGCTGGCTAAATGATTGACGACACAAAACCCTATTTGACAACAGCACAATTAGCGCATCGCTACGGCCTTAGCCCGGCTACAGTTCGTGGCTGGCGCAAAAGCACCAACAAAGGCAACCCACAAGGGCCAAAGTGGGAAATGCTGCCAAAGATCGGCGTAGCAGCCGGCCAGCCTCGCGTTCGCTATTACCTGGCCGACGTGCTGGCATTTGAAGAGGCCAAGTCCATCACCCCCATTAACTGAAATGCTGAACATCACAGCCCATGGCCGCCTCGGTCGGGATCCAGAACTTAAAACCATCGGAGATGATCAGGTCGCCCGATTCTCTATCGGGTGCAACACCAGCAAAGAGGAAACCACCTGGGTCAATTGCACCGTTTGGGGTCGTCGCGCTGATGTGGTCATGCGTTTTCTCACCAAGGGTGCTGCGGTCACCATCGCTGGCAGAGGAAAGCTGAGCACCTACACAAAGAAAGATGGCACCCAAGGCACCACGCTTGAGGTAAGCGTGTCAGATTTCACCCTGCCCCCTCGTGAAGAGAAGGAACCCTTCTGATGGTTGATCACGTTGAAGAGCTAAAGCGGCAAGAGCGCCTAGAGCGTCTTTATGTCGAAGATGGCCGCGACAATCCCGAACACCCGTTTCATGCGTTATACACAGGGCTGCATCAACAGACCTTGAACGATGATGACCGAAGCGGATCTTGAGGCCCTGTTTCGTAAATGGTGGGAGGAGTCTTACCCCTTCGCTCCACCTAACAAACAGAGCGTTAGCAGCCATGTGGCATTCGCTGCTTGGTTGCTGCGCTGCGAAGCCGTTCTGAACGTTGGCGATCCTGACGACAAGCCAGGTTGCACGATCTAAGAGGGTGGCAGGTGGGGGGCTTGCCGGAGCAGTCCCCCCCTCACCGTCGCCTGCCGTCGGCGGACGCTTAGAGATTCCTCAAAAATGGTTTGCCGGAGCAATTTAGCGAATGCCTTTTGACATGGTGGCCAATCCACCGCATTACAACCAAGGCCACATCGAATGCATCGACGCCTTAGAAGCAGCCCTAGGCCCTGATGGCTTCAAAGCCTTTTGCCGTGGCAATGCCATTAAATACCTCTGGCGGGCTGACTTGAAAAATGGCGCAGAGGATTACCGCAAAGCGGCTTGGTATGTCGATCGTTTGATTTCTTCCTGATCCCTGCTACGTTACCCCCGGTCAATTCTTTTCATGGCTACCGATTCGCTCTCTGAATACCTCAACGCAATCGGTCGTTACCCCCTGCTTTCTGCTGAGCAGGAAATTCAGCTCTCACGCCAGATTCAGCGCTGCCTAGAGCTAAAGCAAAAGGAAGGTGAGCTGACCAGCAAAGAGCGCCGCGAAATCAAGATTGGCGAACGGGCAAAAGAAAAGATGATTAAGTGCAATCTGCGCTTAGTCGTCAACGTCGCCAAAAAGTACATCCCCAAGCTGCAAGGCGGCGGCATGGATTTAATCGACCTGATCCAAGAGGGGAACGTCGGTCTAAATCGTGCTGCTGAAAAGTACGACGGCGCCAAGGGGTACAAGTTCTCTACTTATGCCTTCTGGTGGATCAGGCAAGGCATCACGCGAGCACTGGCCACCCAGGCCCGTTTGATTAAGGTGCCGCAGGACATGCTCAATTTCGTAGGCAAAGCCTTTGAGGTAGAGCGGAACTACGTTCAGGAGCATGGCAAGCCGCCAAGCATTGAATACATCGCCAATACCCTTGGCGTCAGCGTTGACCGCTTGCGGATGGCCTTAGAGCGCAGCATCCCGCATCGCAGCCTTGATCAGATGATGCTGGAAGACGGCAAGACGCTAATTGACCTGATTCCTGATACCAGCACCGAAGAGGAAGACTACACCCAAGTAGAGAAGACTGAGCGTAGCGAGCAACTCAACCTGGCCTTTTTTCGACTAGAGGAACTCGATAGGGATATTGTCATTAAACACTATGGCATCAATCAGCCACGGCCAATGACGCTAGATGAGATTGCCAAAAGCCATAGCCTCTGCCGTCAATCAGTTGGCGTGCGCAAGCAAAAGGCAATGAAGATTCTGCGGCTGACAATGGCGCAACGATTAAAAGAGCCCGCATTTCACTAGGAGCTGATGCCACCAGCTAGGCGACTGATTCTCAGAGTCGGCCAGAATAGCTTTTAACTCGATTTCATTGATATAAAATGCCGCCTGCTTAATCAGCTTCTGCTGGTAGGCATTTTGTTTCATCAGAGTGGCACACAATTTTGTGACCTCTTCGGCTTTAGTCTGTTGCAGAATCGTTCGCGCTTGTGATTCAATCCTAAATTCTTCTTCTTCGGTTAGGTTTACAACCATCCACTGCCCCCAGGACATGACTAACTGGCAGAGTTTTAAGGCTAGCTGTATGGAACCGCCAAGGCTTGAAAAGATTATGACGGCTGAAGGTATCGTCTACAGAATCACTTATGCCGGCATGGTTAAAGAACACAAGCAGGATTGGCAAGCAGAGTGGCACTACCGCCAAGCCTGCGACATGTATGTTCAGAACCTAGCCACGAGACGCGGTAACGGTTGAGTCGTTGTTGTAGCGGCCAGTAATGGCGTAGGTGCGATCAGGAATGGTCTCTAGGCGATGGAAGACCATTTGGCCAATCTTCATGCCAGGCCACAGGCCAATATTGAAAAAGCGGCGGCTGTTGTGCAGCTCTAGGGTCAAAACGGAACCGTGCCAGCCAGGATCGCAGTAACCCGCCAGCAGGTGTTCTAGGCCGCTTCTAGCGCGAGACGACTTGAGCACAAACTGTGCCGCCACATCATCAGGCAGGCAGAAGGTTTCCAGCGTTTCGCCCAGCACAAACTCCCCAGGCGCCAGCAGGTACGGATCCTCTTGGCTGTGATGCGAAATATCGACTAACTGCAGATCGCTGGTGTGTTCTACCTCCACCATCAGGCGGGGACCTAAGACCACATCTAGAGAGGCAGGATTCTGCAGATCGCTGTTGTATGGAAGAACCATCGCCTGCTCTTCGCACAGACGGCGGATCTCGTGATCAGGCAGAATCATGCAGCTAATTTGGCTCGGCGTAGTTTACAACGAAAGGTCATCAATGACCATTGCCCAGCCGTTACCTGGGCCTTCTACTTCCCAGCGGTGCAAAAAGTCTTCCCAGTCATACCTGACGGCAAAACCATTTGAGTCAAGCAGCTTGCCGGTGGCCATGTCATACTTGCCACGCGGATCATGCAGCACAAAATACTCCCCTTCTTTCATCCCTATTATTAGCGCCCAATGCCCAAAACCTTCTGCTGGTCTGCCGTCTGCGATATTGCCTTTATGCAAAAAGCCGACTGCTACAGGCCGCTGCGCTCGCACCTCTTCAATCAATAAATCAGCGGTGCCATTGGTCACAAATTCAACCTTGGCGCCAAGCTCTGACATGGCCTTAAGGTGGCTGTCCACCTCTTCAGTGGGGCCATATTTCATGCGTACTTTGTAATACTCATACTGATCTGTTACCAGCGCAAACGTGCCGGCCAGCATCGCCATGGTTGACGTGAAGCATTGATTCTCCCCAGAGGGGAGGTCTAGCTGGTGGTAATACGGTGCATAGGCAAATTCATCCGTGCTTTTGCCTGCAGCCTTCCATATTTGGAACCACTCAGCATCGTGGCTGAGCAGCTCCGGTGGCATATCCTCTGCCAATTGTTGAATGGCAGCACGTTGGTGCGGCTGCCCTGAGAAGCGGTCGAAAAACTGATTGAGTTGCAGCATCGAAGCGGCCAACCAATCAAGCATCTGCTACGGGTTTGCCACTAGGAAACAAGTTAGCTTCGATGAAATCAACCATTCGATCGTCAACGGTGTTATCGGTCTTGGTGGCCAGCTTGCGCAGCATGTCGATGACAAGCTCTTTAACAGCGTTCGACTGCAGGAACTTGAAGAGGATGGGGCGAACCAGAAGCAGCATGACCATCTAAAAGCTGGGCGAAGTCTAGGAATGTTTCTGTGATCCTTCCAGTCTTGCTACCGCTGCTTCAAGATCTCTCAACCTTGCGAACACCTCTGCATCGCGCAATTTGATGTCTTTGTGCAGTACGTCTAGTCGGTGAACCATGTTGTCTACCGACGTTGTAAGCCGCACTACAGCGTCTCGGTTTTCGTTGAATCGTTTGCCGTAGCTGGTCAGGCTCATGGCCGCTACCGTTACCGAAGCCCCAGCTAGCGCACCAACAACCTCAACCACAATCACAAAGCACTCTCTACATCATGGCGACAGAGGAAAAGCAAGAACAGGAACACAACTCACGCCTTGGCGATGTCGTCAAAATCGTTCTGCTGGGCTGGGCGATGGCCATTCTTACTGCTAATTACCTTGGCGTTTTTAAGCAATCGCTAGACCCCACTTATCCCGCGTCAATCCTTAGCGGTACTGCAGCCAGCTTTGGCCTGTCAGTCGGTAGCAACCGCAAGAAAAAAGAAGAGCCTAAAGTTCAAGGCAAAGCCACTCCCGAAAAATGAAAAAGTTTCTCGCTTTAGCTGTGGTTTTGGCATCAGCCCCTGCGCAAGCTGACATAAGCCATAAAATCCAATCCAGCGTCCAATTAACAGTCGATGGAGCCGCAAGCGCCGCAACCCGAGTGCCCACTGTCTACTCAGTCACAGGTTCGGGAGCTTCCACTACTGATGGAACAACTACTGGCGCTCTTGGCGGTTTTGGCGCTGTTACTAACGGTGTCCCTGCTGTCACCACCATCAGTGCAACTCAAGCCACCAGCGGCGATGCCTTCTCGTTCTCTACCAGCTACATAGAAGGCGACAGCACTAGCGCAACGGGCAGCACTGTTACCAGCGGTGTGGTTGGCAGCCTGCCGCTCTTTGGTGACACCACTACCACCTCAGGCGGTGTTGCAGGATCCTTGGCCGGCACCATTGATAGCCAACACGGTGTCACCATTACCGCTGGCGGTGCAGGTACTACCGCAACCGGCCAAATGGTCACTGAGCTAACGATTCGATGAGACGTTGGCCATTGCTGTTGCTGCTGCTGGCTAATCCGGTGGCAGCTGTGCCGGTGGTTCCTAACTTCCGGTCAGGCACAACCTCTAGTCACACAGAATCAACCACTCAGGTCACTGAGGTTATCCGCAGCGTTGATTTCGCTACGGGCTACACCTACAGCGCGTCGGGTTCTGGTATAAAGCACAGTGGCACAAGTATTGCCCCAGGTGCAGAGGCCACACAGTCGCAAACTGTCAGCGGTGTTAATAGCACTTGGACTGGCCTGCAATTAGAAGACAAACCCGAATGGTCACTAATCACCCCCGGCGCCAGTTTTCAATTCGTGGAAAGTTATTCCGGCCCAGGCATTCAGACGGTCACGGACATAACCCGAACCACCGTCGTAGAAAGCACCACCGACACTACCTCTATCTTTGCGCAATAGCCCTGTGGCCTAATCAGGCATTAGCGCAGGCCAATGCAACAGCAGCGCCAGTGGCCTCTAGTTCTGGCTCGGTGTCTAACCTCGCCGTGCAACAGCTGACAGGTGCCTGGCCTACAGCACGTTTTAGCCAAGGCATTCAATGCCAAGGGCCAACACTAAACTTTTCGCCGTTTGTTACTGCCGGCAAGTCTTATGCCCTGCCGTTTGAAAGCACGATAAGAACCCCGTATTACGATCCCACCGACGATGACGAAAACGGCGTACCGGACAACCCAGGAAACATCCTCTACACACAAGAGATCCCGAGCCGTCAGAAAAATAACCACAACTGGAATTGGGGCTTTGGCATCACGCTATCAATGCCGTTGGATGGTGGCATTCAAGAACGATGCAAGGCTGCGGCGGATACTGAAACCGCATTGCAGCGTCAGCTATTGGCTAACAAACGTTTGGACTTTGAGCTAAGCCGGTTGCGCCATTGTGGTGAGTTGGCACAAAAAGGAATTACGTTTAAGCCATCATCTCAATTTGCAATCATCTGCTCTGATGTGGCTTTAGTGCCGAAGCCTGGCCAGGTATTACCTCACCGGCATAGCATCACGGTTTCAAAGCCCGACGCAAAGCAAGTATTGCGCGGTTCCGGTCCCGCTGAACCAGTCGCCGCTCCCATACCGATTCGACAGCAACCGTTTGCCCCCTAGCGGTCGCCAGCTTTTTCATCACCTTTTTTACGGTTGGTTTGATCGTTTTCAGGATCAGTTCAGCCAGAGGTTTTGCCACCAGCGCAGAAGTAGTGGCAACCACTGCAATAGTGGTGGTGGTGACAACGCTTCCCACATCTGGGAGCCCGTCGAGCGCCTGTTTGATAAATGGCGCCTCTGGTTGTGGTGGTGCTGTTGTCTGAGCTGGCGCCGCATCTGTTCTAGGTAATCTCGGGACTGTCGGTAATTGAGGGGTTGAGGGTTGTGAGTCCTCATCCTCATTTGAATTTGCCGGCGCCTTTGGTTCTGTAAATCTGAGTTCATTAGCGGTAAAGTCCATCGGCTCAAACGATGGGATCTGGCCCTCTGGGCAGGCGTAGCCAGTACGGGCAGGATCATCCCGCAGCAGGCTTGGATTCAGCTTTGCATCAGGGTGCACCGCCACACACCCTGGCATGTCAATAATTGGAAAGCCCAGCTCTAGCGTGACGCTCTGGGCCTGTGGGATGTTGTTGAGCGGCGGTATCTGCCGAACCTGAGGGATCCTGATAGACGGGATCTCAGGCATCAGAACGGCATAGCTGGGCCGGTAGCTTCAGGCAGCTTGGGCATCACATCTTTGATCTTGCCTTCTAGTTCGGCTTCGATGTGCTCAGTCACCTGGCCGCCGATGCGCTCCATGCTTTCGTCCATGAAGTTATCGAACTGCAGATAAGAGATCACCAGCGCTGCGGTCATGGAACCGCTGAGCAGAAAGCCGACAACGGCCATGGTGTCAATGATCTTGCGCATTGAGAATTGCCTTTTCGTTGGCGTATGGCGGGACTGTAAGGAACTCGAAGGCATCCTGCACATAAGGCAGTAACCAATCAGGCGGCCAACAGTATTGCCAGTTATCAGGGTTGGCAAGGCAGGGCCAGACAACCACCCGCCAGAAGGCTGATAGGTAGTTGCTGGCCACAATTGCCTGATCAGAGGCCCGCCGAAGCAGGCCATGCTGTCGCTCAGAACTTGTACTTAGAACCGAGCTTGAGGCCGTAGCTGTTGCTTTTGTCGCCAGTGGCCATGCTCACCTCGGTGTAAAGGTTGAGTTTGCCGTCTTTGGTGACAGGAGCGCTCAGGCCAGTTTTGGCAGAGAACTGGTAATCAGTTGCTGCGCCTTCAGGGAACACAACCTGGGGACCGCCTTGGATGTACCAAGGGCCAGCCTCATAGCCGACGTGAGCGTCAATGACGCCACCGCCAGAGGTTTGATTACCAGCAAAGCCAAGGTTGTATTCAGGGTTCACATAGAACCCATCAGCCATAGCGGCAGGTGCAGCAATTGCCATCAGAGCAATAGCAGCAGAAGCAGCCTTAATCATGAATGTTGGATAACAACAACCAGGCAATTTTACCTATGAATTGTCGTTATCCGGTTTAAAAACTGGATGCTCTAATGGATCCTTGCCAGTGCGTTCGATAGCAACAGCGCGGCGGTAATACCAGCAGTCTGTTTTACCCGCAGCTTCCAGCGCTTGTTTTACCTTGCGCCAGTTGTTGCGGGTGTGTCTATCCATTAGCCCTTACCTTGCCCCCGGTACTTCTTTTTATTCTTACGCGGCAGCGAGTTCTGACCGTTGCCCTGATGGCTTTTCTTCGGTTTTCCGGGCTTATGTTCAATGCGACCTAATGCGGTCTTTGATTTAGCAGCCATTAGCCACCCATGTTGAGCAGAAGTTGAGCGCTAATCCTAGTGCTGCTTTCGACGTAGTACACCAGCACGTCAACCTTTCCGCTAGTGCTGGTTGCGGTCGGTGCAGTGCCGCCAGCGAACTTCCAGTAGGAGCCGAAGGCGACGGTATAACCGCCGTTGTAAGTGATTGCGATAGCACCACTCTGGCCCGCTGTCAGGTTGGAAGGGTTAGCAATAGTGGTATTGGTTGAAAGGCTGATAGAGAAATTATTTGAGTTGGCAAAGTTTGGCGTGATCGTTGAAGCACTGCTTAAAGCATCAACCTGACCACGCTGGGCGAGCGTGAAAGTCTGCGCCGAAGTTAGCGAGGCCTTGTCGTTTAAGGTCGTCTGCAGTCCGTCGATATTGCTTACGACGTGGTTGTGGCTGTCATCAGCAACAGCCGCAGTAATAGTGATGTTGGCGCTGCCATTGAAAGAAGCAGAACCGCTTAAGTCACCACCAAGCGCAATGGTCCTAGCCGTCTGCAGCGTCGTTGCAGTAGCCGCATTGCCGGTGCAGCTAGCCGAGCTACCGCTGGTGTTTTGATTGCCGGTGGTATTGACCCCTGGCAGGTTGATGTTTGCCGAGCCGTTGAACGACACGCCGCCAATAGTGCGAGCCGTCTGCAGCACAGTGGCGCTGGCAGCATTCCCGCTGGTGTTCTGATTACCTGCAGTGTTGACTCCTGGCAGGTTGATATTGGCAGAGCCATTAAATGACACGCCGCCAATCGTCCTGGCAGTTTGCAGCACGGTGGCGCTGGCCGCGTTACCAGTGCAGCTAGCAGAACTGCCCGTAACGCTGATGCCATAAGAACCCGACAACCGCCCAGATGGAACGGTGCCGGTGCTCAGATTGCTGGCATTAGAGCCAACCTCTACAACGCTGCCACCATCTGTTTTGGTGAACAGGCCACCATCAGAGGTATTAACTAAAAGCTCAGCGGTTTGGCTGAAATCACCTGAAGCGGGGTTGCTAGTCCCCCGCTTATGCCGAATGACGTTTGCCATTTAGTCACCTCAGAACGTGCCGCCATCGAAGGTGATTCCATCAATGGAACCGCCAGTGATGCTGACGCTATTTGAGTTCTGAGTGGCCATTGTGCCAAGGCCAAGGTTGGTGCGTGCACCTGACGAGCTATTAGAGCCGGTGCCGCCGTCTGCGACTGCGAGAACACCAGTAATACTGGAAGCGGCAAGGTCAACAGCGATCTCGCCACTTTCAATGACCAAGCCACCATTGGCTTTAAGGTCAACGCTGAAAGTGGTAGAAGTCAGATCAAGACCATCACCAGCCGTGTAGGTGGTGTCGGTGTCCGTTGCGGCAATTGTGATGCTGCCAGCGCCGTTTGTGATGCTGACGTTTGAGCCAGCAGTAAGCGTGGCTTTGGCAAGCGTGTTGCCGGTGGTATTACCGATCAGCAGCTGGCCGTTGGTGTAGGTGGTCTGGCCGGTGCCACCTTTGTTGACTGCAATGGTGCTGGCGGACCAAGTACCAGAGGTCAGAGTCCCAACGCTGGTCAGGCTTGAACCCGTGACGCCAGAGCCCAAAGTGCTGCCGCTCAATACAGAGGTGCCGGCGATCTTGAACTCTTTGCCAGAGGCAAGGTCAATGTGCTCGGAGCTAGTCCAAGCATCAGTCGAATTAACCCAATTCCAAGTGTGGTCAGAGTCACCCTTAAGGGTCAAGCCGCCGCCGTCGGCTGAGGCATCAGACGGGCTTGCGGTAGAGCCCAGTTCGATATTTTTATCATCCACCGAAACGGTGGTGCTGTTCACCGTCGTAGTGGTGCCGTTGACGGTCAGGTCACCAGTAACAACCAAGTTGTTGCTAAAGGTGGTGTTGCCGCTCAGGGTTGCGCCGCTGAGGTCAACCGTGCCGGTAAACGTCTTATTGCCGCTGATCGTTTGGGTGCCCGTCAGGCTGACGTAAGCACCGTCGCCACCGATAGCAACAACGCTGGTAGCACTACCGCCAGCACCGCCAGTGCCATAGCCGTAGTACAAAATGCCATTACCGGCATCCGACTCGTTATACGCGAGTTCGGCATTCTCCAGTGAAGTAGGAGCGCCAGTACTGCCGCCAGACGCCCGGCGTTTGATGCGAAGGGTGTTGGCCATGGCTTAGAAATTGCCTCCGTCGGTGAGCGTGTCGGTAGTCCAGGTGTCGTCAGCAACAAAAGTGCCGGCGCTGGAGTCGTAGTAAATAATGCTCTTGTTCACTTTATCGGTGCTGGTCAGCTGGAAATTGCTTCCTGCTGCGCCTTGCGGACCTTGCGGACCTTGAGTAGCGATCTCAACCGTGTTGGTTCTGCCGCTGGTTTGAATCGTGACAGTGTTGCGGCTCATCGCGTGTACCCCTGGCTTACATAGATGGTGCCCTCTAGGTAATACTCTTTTAGGCCATCGGAATTGGTTAGCAACACGTCATAGCGCAACTCGGCAGGGAAATCGTCGGTGTCTTCATCAGACAGCGACAATTTCACCGTGCCGGCTGTGCGGTCGGTGTAGGTCACCGTGAAGTCCGCATATTTTGTGCTGCGGTCTTCATCCCAAGCCTGGGAGGCGACGGTCCAATCAGTCAGGTCGATGGCATCCCCATTGCTGTCTTTGAAAATCAAGACAAGCTCATGGTCTGCAGCTCTCTGCACTGAAAAGTTATAGATGCCAGGTTCAACGGCCATAAGTCACCTCCCAAAACCAGTTTAGGGAGCTGGTTTATTGCTCAGGCCAAGGCGTGATGAACGGTTCAGTGTTCGCAACCCTTGAATCAGTTGCCTCGTCGTACACCTCAGCCAGATTAGTCAGCAACGCTGCCAGCTCTTCGGTGGTGGTGCAGGCGTTGATTTCAGCCTCGCGGGTGCCGCTAGTGGTGCGGACTGCTTCGCGGTAAGCCAAGACATCAGCCGGAATGGCGGCGCCAGTTTCAGCCTTGCGGGTGACGTACCAGTCAGTAGGTGCCAGCAGGCTGCCAGCGATTTGCTTTTGCTGGGCAACCCACTCAGTCTTCAGACCTTTGTTGATGATCTGAACGCCATCAGCATCCAGCACTGGGTCGCCGTCTGGATCAACAGCAGGCTCATCTTCAAGCCGCTTGGGGAGATCGTGGTCCCAGTAGAAGCGGTTATCAACCGGAGCAGGATCTGCTTCCCAGGTAATGCCGATTGCAGCCTTTTCATCCTCGCTGGCAAGGCGCAGCCAGTTAGACGGGTACTGCGTACCGTCTGCGTCAGTGAAGGGGCGACCAACCGCAAGAGGCTGACCGTTGATTAGAAATCCCATGGCTAGATAGTAGCGGTGGTGTGTGCCCGTTTCATAGGTCAGCGGGCGGTAGCGGGCGAAACACCTTCCCCGCCGAATGGGTTTTCAGCAAATGCGGCAAATATATAGTGTCCATTAGTTGCGTTGCGATCTAGATAATTGCCGGGCACTCTAATTTTGAACCCATTACTTAAAAAGTCTATGTCTGGAACCGTATATTCGTTGCCATTGGCATCAAGATAAAACTCTCTAATTGTGCCGTTGTACGGATCCCTTTCTGCGTCACGTACAAACCAGCTGCCAACCGCATCTGTGCGCTTGAACAGAATGTATGCAGGTCTAAACCCGCAATACACAAACGGACCATCGCTGGATCCATTTCCGGTGTATTTGCCTATGCGTGAATAATTTTCGACTTCGGCAAAGCAGTAGGCGATGTAGTTACTGTTTAAGGCGTTGACTTTATCGCTGGTTTTTACGCTAAAAACTGTCGAAGTTGGAGCTGTATTGTTCCAGAAATCAACCGTAGCGCGGGAAACGTCTCTGTCTAGCTCGCAGGTCAGCGTTTCTGGCGCAGAAGTTTGGTGCATGTAGTAATGGTAAACCGGCCAAAAACGACTTAAAGTTCTGTTTTTGACGATAATCATTCCTGGAGCCACGCCTAAGCCATGACCCACTGTTCCTGCAGTACCAGTTCCTGCCCAAGCAACAATCGAGAACCCAGCGGAGGGGTTGGCGCTTACCGTGCTGGTGATACTGCCAGAGGTGTTGCTTGAGCCGCTGCCGCCTGCTTTCCAGTTCCAAGCGACAAATGTCTTGTTAGTTTCATTAACAGCGCCAGAACTGCCAAGCGAGAAACCATCGCTATTGAACGATGTCAGACTGGTTGCAACTGTTGCTTCTACACCTGTGTCGTTGGGATAAATCTCTTTTGTTGCTCCACGAACTGCATCTATTGTCCGGTGGTAATAGTTGTCGTTTCTTGACTTAATCCAAACAAGATCAGGCTGCCAACCATTGCCGCTGTTGTCTGCAACCGTAAGACTTCTGGCTGCTGAAGTTCCGCTGTAAGTAATGGTCTGAAAATAATCCGACCCATCCGCAATGTCCGGCGCGGGCAGGTTGGCGGTGTTCAGTGCGTTGAAGCCGGTCGGTGGGGTGTAGGCAAAGGCGCGTTGTCCGAAGTTGTACCGTACGTTTTGGGCAGTATTTGCCGCCGTCGAGGTGAACGGAACATAGGTATAGCTATTTCCTGAATATGATTCAGTGTTGCCTATTGCCGTTCCATTTACATAATACTGAACGGTATTATTGTCAGCGTCTACAGCTACCCCGCAAACATCACTTGCATTTCCATACCCTGCGCCCCAAGCGGTAACGCTTTGGTAAGTAACTCCATTCCAGTCCTTGGTAATTCTGCCCCGTGATTGATAACTAACGTAATCAGAACTATTCCAAGTCCATGGGTAAGCAATAATGCCGGTACTGATAAATGGATTTGGACTGCCAGCGGTAAGCTGCTCAACTTCCCAATACCACTTGCCTGATTTAGGAACCGTGAAGTTGGCAACCCAAGCACCATCACCTACATCACGATTCATTGCCGCGACGAGATTCCCTTCACTAAGATCAACGCCCATTGAGCTTGCCGGATCGTCACCCCTTTCAAGTGCGTTCCACGTTGGATAGTTCGTCGTCGGCGTGTCAAACATCACGTCCGTACCAGTGCCGGAGGTAGTGAAGCCAGAAGCGGTGAAGTTATTACCGTTGCCGCTGTGGTCGTGACCGATGCCGTTGGTGGCACTGGGGTCGAACTTCATATACCAACCATTTGTGCCGTAGCTCAGTCCGCTTACTTCAATGGGACGCCAGACACCGTTATCGTCGTATTCACCAAAGCTAGTTTCGTCATACGCTGTGCCATCAACATAATGAAATTCTGCTAAATAGAAATTTCCATATTCAGAAGAGCTGCGAGTATTTCGCCCGATCTCAACCGGATCTCCTGAGCGGTTTGGCGTTGTATCCTGATTTTGACCCGGCCAATAACCTGTGTTGATAGCATCAGTAATCGTTGAATCACCATTGACCCACATTTTTATGCGGTCATTTTGTGTTGCCTGTGTCGTGTCAACTGCAATTACATAATGCGCCCAGGCGCTTGGATCTCTTTGCACGCCGGTAGTGGCACGCAAGGGTCTTATATAACTTGAAAAAATAAGCTCATCGTTTGTAGCATAACTGCTGCCATTTACAAACCGAATATCATGCCCGCTGGTTTGCTGGCTGTTTGCTTCACCATCAACACTCCAAATTGTATGGTTACCGCCTAACGCCGCACGTTTTACCCAAAAACTAAACGTGTAAATGTCACGACTGCCAGTGCCAGAGTTGGTCCGATACAAGTACGAACTCCCATCAAACCGCAAGCTCTGCTCGATCTCATACGCAGGCGCTCCACCACCAGCAAGCAGAAAATTGGCGCTTCCGGGGATACCCATTGATCAGCTGAAGTTGGTGAGCAGTGTTGCGTGGATGCTAGTCGTAGTTCGCACCGCATAAGCCAGTGCATCTACCGCTCCACTCCCAGTTGAAATCGTAGGCGGGTTACCACCAGAAAAATCCCAGTAGCTACCAAACGCAAGCGTTCTCGCCGTGCTGTCTTGGGTGATAAAGATCACGCCAGATTGCCCAGCCGTCAGGTTGCTTGGATTTGCCAGCGTGGTGTTCTCGCTCAGCGTGATGCTGAAATTATTAGCCGCTGCAAAGTCAGGCGTTGCCGTGCCAGAGCTGCTGCTAAAGCTGGTAATCGTGCCGCGCTGTGCTTTGGTAAAGCTCTGAGTGATCGCAAGCCCTGCCAAGGTTGAAGTGGCATTAGGCAGCGTCAGGGTGCGATCCGCCGTGGGATCGGTAACCGCCAGCGTGGTCTCGAAGTCGTTATCGGTTGCGCCTTCAAATACCAGAGAGGCAGCATTGCCAAGCGTGACAGCGCCGGTAAAGGTGCCGCCAGCCTTCGCCATGTAGGTGCTGCTAGCGCTGCTGGTGGTCAGCAAGCCAAGGTTGGCCGACCCAAGAGCGCCAACGGTTATCCAAGAGCTATCGCTGGAATCCCTCAGTTTGAGGGTTGCGGTATTGGTATCAGCCCACCACTGATAGGCGTAGGTGGTAGCGGGCTCGGTGCTGCTGCTGTTATTGCTGACAATCGCGGCCAGGGCATTATTGAGATCACTCCTAACGGCACTGCCCGTGCCATTGGCGATTACATAATCATGAGTCGCCACAACGTTTCGACCAGAATTTCACCCACTCTATCCGGCCTTGCCGTAACCAGTTGCCGACCAATTGAAGTTGCGGTCAATAGCAGTGCCGCCGCTATTTTTGAACGTCACCGTAAAACCAGTGCCGCTAACGCTGCTCACCTCAAAATAATCACCGCTCTGCATATTCTGAGCAGTAATGCCGACGCTAGGCAAATAGCTGTTGCTGCCAAGCAGTGATGCCGTGCCGGTAAAGAAGCCATTTCCAAATGTGATCGCTTTAGCTCCGGCGCCGCTGGCCACCGCACTGGCGCTTTGCTCTGTACGACGGGCAAACTGCGCTAAATAGCCCAGCTCATCCACAAGGATGTTTTGCGCTGTATCCGTAGAGCTGAGTTCAGTTTTGAACTGGAAAGCCCTGGCCTTAAACGTACCGTTGGCAAAATCCTGCCAGCTGCTCCAAGTCGGGCTGCCGCTTGGGTCGTCGTCCGTTCTTCGCACGAACAATTTGGCGTTTACCTTGTCCACTACATCACCATCCCAGTCATCCCAGCTATCGACGTTTTCATTCCGGCTATCGACAAGATCACCGGGATAAAAACCACGAGTAACAAAACGACGCTCAAGATCCAACGAATAAACGCTTTCAAGATCAAGCGTGTTTGTGAACTCATAAGTGGCGCTTGATAGCACGTCGCCAAGAACATCAAAAAAGTCAAGCTCATCAACGTCGGTCACATCGTCAAAATCCTCATCGCCGTCAATGATCAGCGCGTCGTAGGTTTCGTCATAGAAGCAATCAGTTTTATTTCCTTGGAATGGCGGGGCGTCTTGATCCTCCCGCCGATCTTCTACCAGCAGCCGGCCAAGCGTGTCAGGCAGATCAATGATCACGCTGGTTTCATTGGTGCTAAGCCTGCCGCCATCATCGGCAAACTTCACCAGCACTTCGCCTTCAATTAGCGGGATTTTGGCGCTAGTAGAGCTGCCCGCAACTGCCTCAATCAGGTCAACTGAATTGCTCCAACTGGCGCTGCCATCAATAAGGCTGCTGTGGCGGATATAAACCTTGCCGCCGTTTTTAACGTCAAGATCGGTCGTCTCATCCCATTTAAGTGTTCCCTCTTTGTCGCTAGTAGCTTCAAAGCGCAGATTCTGCACATCAGCAGGAACTGCAGTTTTGCCAATAGCAGCAAAGCTCAGGCTGGCAAAATCACTGGACTGCCGGCCCAATGAATTGATGCTGTAAACCTCAATTGTGTAAGTCGCTGCTCTGGTGTCTAGGATTTCATAATCAGGCTTGGTGACGGTCGCCGTTTCCCAGTTATCGTCGCCGGCCCTATAGCGCACCTTGTATTGGGGGATGCCTTTAACAGCAGACCAGCTGACAACAATTTTGACTTTGGCTTTATCGTTCTGCGCGTAAAACTTTTCCTCTGCTTTCGGGCTGGACGGTGGATTAGGTATTGCGTTTAGGTTGCTGATCGTGCGGGATTGCAATGCGTAGCCGCGTTCAACATGGTCATACTTGCTGACGTTGTATTTAAGGCCGGTGATTTCATAAACGTGGCCATCGGTTTCCCGAACGCTTAAAACTCGATACTGCTGCGTTTGCAGTGAGTCGGTTTGAATAATCCAAATGCTGTTTGCATTGGGCTGTGTTGACCAGTTCTCATCAACTGTGATCAATGTGCCGGTACGGCTGATGATGTTTTTGGTTTCAACCGTGCCATCAGGCAGGATTACGCTTAGCGTGGCATCGTCATCCGGCAGGCCAGTGGCATCATCAACGTTGATAGTTTTGGCCCCAGAAGCAACAATCCGGCCACCAAAGCGAACGCCTGCCCTAACTGGATCCTGAACGTCTACAACCGCACCTGGGCGGATAAGTGAGCCCGCATCAATAGAGGTAGCAAAGGTGAGTACCTCGTGCTCTTGCTGTTCGGTGTAGAGAATCCACTGGCCCAAACGGTTCGCTTGGCCGCGTGAGGTGCAAGCAAACGCTTTGATCTGAGTGGTAACAACGCCGTATTTTTCAATGGCGTCACGATCCTCTACAACCTCGTAATTGATCTCGCGGGTTTCAAGATCTAGGTAACCAACAATGGCGACAGTGTGCCGAGTTTTAAGGTCAGAGCCGGCATAGCTAAAGCCATCCTCAGTGACATTGGCCCGTGTGAATAGATAGCTGGGATCAGTTGGCTTATCCTGCGTAATAGTCAAAGTGCCGGTTGACCAGTACGGCTGACAGCGCATAACGCTGCACAGGTCATTGATTAGCTTGTATGCCTCGTATTGATTTTGAATCAGAGCATTACAGCTAAACCGAGCCTCTTTTCCACCAAAGCCATCATCAACAAGTCCATTGCAATACTGGCTGGCAGAATAGAACGCAAATTTATCTAATTGAGCGGCTTCAATATGATCCCCAAAACCGTACCTCTTGCTGGTCAAAAGGTCGAATAGCACCCAGGCCGGATCGCTACACCATTGCGCAGCGCCAAAGGTTCCGGTCCAAGTGCCGCTATAAGTGACCCTGCCAGTATCTTGGTCAACCGTGGCATTGTTAGGCAGCTGAACCTTGATCCCTCGTATGCGATATGAACGCGCAGGGATTGAGTTGAACTGTTCAGCCTGAAAGCGCAATGCAACCAATGCGCTGTTTGGATAACGGAGCTTTTGATAAATAAGCTCGGTGTAAGCCGTGAAGAATGTTGGGCTAACGTTGGTGTCTGAAGAATCGCCAGATTCGCGGACAACGCGAATATCAACAGGGAAAGCGCCGTCTAAATCAATGACATAATCGCGCTCATATTTATCGGCTGTTCTGCCGCTAATTGTGTCGCGCTTGGCTTCGGTAAAACCGCCGCCGTTGTACTGAACATCAATCCGAATGGTGACGGATGTGCCAAGGATGTCACCTTCATTGGTGCCACGCTCAAGACGGCTAACGGCCATGCTGATTCGCACGGCGTCAACGTTGGTATCAGTAATCTGCCGGGTTACTGGCGTTGCTTGTTTAACTTCAATGTTTACCGATTGAATGTCTTCAGTCGCGCCAAATTTTGAGATATAGCTTTGCGCGTTGGTGCCGTACCTAGTCTCTACTGTTACGCCTTTGAAGTTGTAGTCTGAATCCGACAGGTCAGTTACATCAGCGCCGGATCTAAGGATTGGCGTATCAGTTAAATAAACGTCTTTTAGCAGTGCTTTGTTGTAATTGTCAGTGCCCCTGGTGTAATTTCTTGCAGAAGGGAAACCCTCAATCTCGCCTTCTGAAATAAGGTCCAAAATATTGCCATAGGCCGTAGAGGCCAAGTTGTCAGCCGTTCGCGTTGGCGTGCGAACTGCAGGCGCAGCAGATTGCTGAACTTGTACCGTTTGCTGGACGACTGTTTGGCCACCGCCACCGCCACCACCAGCGCCAATGATCTGGTTTTTATCTTTGTCTGCCATGATCAGATGTTATCTACGTCGATGCCGGCAGAGATAACAACCGAGCCGACTATGGTTTCACCAAAGATCAGGGGAACGCTGACGCCAGCCCTTGAAACGTTTTGAATGCCGCTAAAGCTATAAGACGCTTGCGGATCCATCTCCGTATTTTCAGTGGTCTTATTAGCTGTCGTCGGGTTGAATGACACTGGCCCGAATTGCCCCATCTGCGGCGTAGGACTTAGCAGCTGTGCAACACCGCCAAGCACCAAGCTGGCGCCAACAGCACCAACAGCAAACATAGAAGTAAGGCCAAAGGCTGCAGCAGGCACAAACACCGAAACCGCAATCAATGCAATGCCGGCAATGATTTTGCCTACACCACCGGCACCACCAATCACCGGGACAATTTGAATACAGCCTGATGCAGGAAAATTGATCTCATCAACGTCGCGCTCAGAGTTATCAACTATGACTTTGTAATGCTGTTCGGTCATGTGCCTTTCCAGCTTTGGAAAATTAGCCAGCAGCATCCTTATGGCTTCACCAGCGCTAGAAACTTCAGCTAAAAAGCGCCGCTTACCTACAAACTTTGCAAGTGCGCCGTAGAGCTTAATTTCGCGCATCGTATCGCAGCACCTTGCCAGTGCATTTTAGGAGCCATTCCCCTAAAAGGTCTCTAGAGCTAAGCCGGCCCCTGAGGTGATGCAACACCAGCTGATCACCGATATAAACGCCAACATGATTCAACTTGTTTGACTCAATAGCCATTAGCAAGGCGTCGCCCTCTTGCATCTCTTCTAGCTTCACCTCTCTAAAACCGATCTCCTCCCAGCAGTCATCAAACATCGGCTGGCTGTTGAACTCTTCAGGCGTCGTTGGCCTGTCCCAGTCGCGCAGTTCAATCCCCTGCTCGGCGTACCAGTCCCGAACCAAGGTCCAGCAGTCGGTTACACCCCAAACCCATTCACGGCCAATCAACGGCGCTCTGTAGCCCTCTGGCTTGCATTCACCCCATTGCTCAGTCTTAGGGTTAATGATGTACCAAGGCAACCCAGACTTTTCGCAAGCCACTCGGTCTGCTTGGCTTGGTTGTGGCGGCGTTACCGGATGGCTATGGATGATTGCTACGACTTCACCTTGATCCTCAGCGGCGGCGTAATCGACTGGATCGAGGATAAAGAGATCACTACCCTCAGCCAGATTTTTACATGGCCAATACCGCTCACGGCCTTTGATGATGACCAGCAAACCGCATGATTCACGCGGGTCTTCTGCCTTCGCGTGCTCAAGCGCTTTTGCCTTGGCCGTTTTCTTCATCCGTTAAACGCGCCGATGCCAGGGAACCCGCCAAAGGGTAATTCATTTTCTTCCCCAAAACGAACTTGGCAGCTGCTTAGCTTTTTGCCGCATTTGTCATCGGCGCTATCGGTAACGGCCTTGTCGTTCTCGTCGTAATAATCAGTGCCGCTATAGCCACACTCTGAACCCTTGTAGATCCATGGGCAAAGGTTGGCGTGGCATTGGCGCTTGGGAGCCCTGATGCCGGCCAAGTCAAATACAGCTGACGCCTCAAATTCGACTAGATCACGGGTCTCAGCAACCTTGCGACTGATGTAATAAATCTCAGATGGCATGACACTAGAAGTGTCAGCCGTGCCATAAGGATTGCTTGCCTCGTCAGGAAAATTGGCGTCGTCGATGTAACGCACCAAAGTGCGAATGCGCGTCAGCTTGGCGCCTGTTAGATCGTTGCCAGCATTGGAAGCATTGACGCTAAGCAAGACGGCTGTAATCGTGCCAAACATGTTGGACACACGCACCGTTGGCCTGGGCAGCGTGCCACTGTCGGCTTTGTATTCAAACCCCTCAACCTGAATAGGAAACCGGCTATAGGTGTTCCCATCCCAAATGATGTCGCCGTTGCTGTTGAATTGATTGGTGCCGGCATGAAAGCGGTAGGTAAAGTCAACACCATGCAGGGCCGCAGACAGCTCAAGCTCAAACAGTTCAATAATGCTGCTTGGGTTGACCTTCTGTAGTTCTGAATGCGGGTTAGCCATTAGGGCTCAAACACCTCACGGAAGGTAGCCGTAATGGTGGCCCGATTAACAAATGGGATCCGCTTGGTCCACTGCTCACAAACCCACTTGTAAGAAGTGGTTTCATCTGGCGGCGTCCAATCAAACGATGCCGCATCTTCTGCCCTGGCATCTAAAAACGTTTCGATCGTGTCAGCGTCAGTCTCTGACACCTCCCAAGTCAAAGACCATTCCTTAGGGTTCATGTGGCCGGGGATGCCATACAGCAAACGCTGTTCGTAACCATCGCCAAACTGAATTTTTTTTACCTTCGGCTGGCTGCTCTTTTGTGCGCCGTAGGTAGGCGTAATCGAAGGGAAAGTAGCCATTATGCGAGCAATCCTCCGGGTCGTTTCTGGCGTACCAGTTCCTGCCGAACTGCCATGCCAATTGCTTCGCCCAGCTTATTCGCATTGGGCTCATTGCCCTCAGCTTGAGTGCCTTTGGCGTCTACGTTGACCACCACCATTGCACCGCCGCCACCACCGCCACCGCGAGGAACAAACAGCTCAGGGCCTTTTTCTCCAACCATGTAGTTGGAGCCCGGCGAAACGGGACCACCGTTTGCACGCGGAGTGGCATGGCCAAACCGTGCGCCAAAACTTTCCATTACGCCCTGCCGGTTGCCACCGAAGTTTCCAATGCCAAACATTGCCGCCATAAAGAGCGGATGGAATGGCATAAACTTGCCGCCCAAATCAACCATCCTGGGCAGCTTGTGATTAGGAGTGATTTTGCCCCCAATGCCCGGCCTGAAATACTCTGGCCCGTTCTCTCCAACGATGTAGCCACGTCCGCCGCTAACCCGACCACCGCGAGCTTTGAAGCCGCCAAAGGTAGCGCCAGAGATTGAACCACCAATGCCAGCACCAACACCGCCGCCGCCGTAGCTGGCACCGCCTAAAGAACCGCCAATGCCAAGGCCGGAAACCTTGCCGCCTAATGCGCCAGCACCGCTAAGCCCTGGGGCTGTCATGTTGCTAGCGCCAAAGGCAGCACCAACACCGGGGAACAGGCTAGAAATAATCTTGAATGCCATCATCCGAATGGCGGCCTTGATAATGTCGGTCGCCATATTTAGGAAGCTTTGCGATATTGACTGGAAGAAATTCGCCAGCGCTTGCTTGGCACTCATCGTGCCATTGATCATGCCAGCAATGGACGTTGAGAATGCATCGGCAATACCGCCAGAGATATTTTTAATCGCCAGCATCGGGCTTTGAAGCTCTTTGAATTTCTTTTTCAGTTCCTCTAAGTGCTGGGTGCGCTCACCACCCTTTTCAAAGATCCCGCCAAACTCACCACCGAACTGGCCAGGAGTTACAGCAGCACCGGCAAAGGCGTCCGCAATCTCTTGCCGCAGGGCTTTGATCTTCTCTGAATAATCAAACTCAGTCTGCAGTAATGCATTCATGCGTTCACGCGACTTCATCTCGCGCTGCATGATCTGTTCACGCTCTAGCAGTTTTTCGATATAGGCAACCTCTTGAGCATTGCCCTTGACCTTGGCTTCACGCAATAGGTTCTCTAGTTCAAGCTGCTTCTGCGAAATATCCTTTTTCTTGCTCGCCTTGGTTAGATCCTTGGTCGCGTTTTGCTGCCGCTGATATTCGGCCTCATCACGCTCTGCCGCAATGTTCAATTCATCGCGCAGCTTGAGGATGCGAGCATTGGTAGCGTCAAGCGCTTTCTTGGCTGCTATCTCGGCAAAGCCGCCACCCGTCTTGCCGGATTCAGACAATGCAAGACTTGCAACCTTTTGCTGCTGCAAAGCCTGAGTTGCAATCTCTGCAGCCAATGCTGTTTGCAGCAGCTCAGTGGTCTGGCCTTTTAATGCTTGCTCAAACAGCTGTGTATTTTTCTTGGCTTGCTCTGTCTCGTCGTAATAGGTTTTTACCGCCAGCGCCACCAACGCAAATGGCAATGCCACCAAGGCACCCTTGGCCAAAACGCTGGCAGCAGCAAACGCTTTTTGTGCTCCGGCTGCAAAGTAGATGGAAGCGCCAAAGAACCGATACAGCGCAATTTGCTGCCTAAGGAACTCAACCATCTGCAACGCCAGCACTGATTTCATCGCCTTTTGCAAAGCGATGTAAGCGGCAGTTGCAACGCCGATTTGTGCGGCCATCTGGCCCGCTTCTTTGGGAATCTTCGAGAACAGATCGAATAGATCTGTCATCACGTTGAGAACCTTGGTTACCGCAGGCTCAACACCCTTGGCCAGCTGCTCTTGGAAGTCACGGAAGCTCTCGCCCAAGCTGTCAACAGCGCCCGCATAACCAGCACTGCCAGCAGCCTTGGCCGCGTCGCCGTACTGCTTCTCAATCTCCTTAAGGATGAAGTCCTGGGCCTCAGCAGCCTTGCCGGCCTCAACCAGCTTTTTAATGACCTCTTTTTGTGCGTCAGTAAATTGCGTGCCAGCCCGTGAAAGCGCCGTAAGGCCCTTGACGGGATCCTGCAACGCCTTGGCCAACTGCAGCAGAGAGCTGTTTACGTCTTGCTTGGTGACCTGCGCAACGTCTGCAGCAGCCTCAGCAACGCGCTGGTAACTGCTAACTGCAATGGTCTGGAAGCTAGTAAGAAGCGCAAAGCCTCGGGTGAAATCTTCCTGATTAAATAACGTCGCCTTACCCAGCCGATCTGCCACCTTCTGCAGGCGCTCTAATTCGCCAGCAGCAGCACCAACTTTGCGCAGGCCATTCTCTAATGCAGCAGCATCAGCCTGACGCTCGCCAAGAGTTTTCAGGCTGCGGCCAAGCAGGTTGACCGCGCCAGTAATAGCAACAACCGGACCAACAACGGAACGGAACGCAATGCCAAAGCGTTGAACGTTGGCAGTAGCGCTGGCCGTTGCCTTGCTAGTCCGGTTGACCTGGGTTTCTAGCTTTCTGGTTTCCTGCTGAGCTTTTCTGAGGCCGGTTACAGCTTGCCGCGTATCTACGTTTAGCCTTACCTGAGCCTCAGCCACGGTGCTACCTCTCGTGGCTCAAGTCTACCGACGGGATGACTTGGCCCGATCTGATTGCTCTTTTTCCATTTCGGCTTTGACCTCATAGTAGGCAGCAAAGTGCATGAACTCCGCATCGGTTAATTCGGTGCGGAGCCTGCTTACAGTCATGCCTAAATCGCAGGCCAGGTGAAACTCAAAGAAGAGCCACCCATCCTGCTTTAGTCGTTTTTTGCTTCCTGCAAGTTGGCGTCATCGCCAAGGCCAAACAGGAACAGCTCAAGTTCGTTCAGCACCGATTCAGGCAGTTGGCGCTTGAGCTTTGGCGCGTCGCCAGGTTCAAACGCCTTGCTGCCATCCTCTAGCTCTGCCATTTGGCACAGCATCTGGGTGCTGATTTCTAGTGCCTCTTCGCTGTTGGCAAGCGTCGTGGCCCGTTGCCGATCGGATCGCGTAATTGGCTTGAAATACAAGTCAAGTACAGGCTGTCCATCAGCACCCTTAACGACGAATTTGCGCCGTTGGTTCAGATCAAAAGAGCTGATCAGGAGATCAACTGCACGGGTTTTGGCAGGCATTAACAATCAAGGCCCATAAGCAGGCCAAGACTATCACCACCTGCCAAAAGAAGCAGCCTCAGATTGCCTCAGTAATAGCACCGTTGACGGTGAAATTACAGGTGATCACTTCCAGCTCGCCAACAGTGGCGCTGTACTCAGCAGAGGTGATGATCCCTGCAAAGCTCAGCTTTTTAGTGCCGGAGGTGTCCAGGAACAGCTCAAAGGTTGCATCGCCGCCATCTTCGGTGGTGAAGATGTCGCTAATAAAATCGTTGGTTTCGTCAGAGCTGGAAGCGGTGTAGAGCACTTCAACGGTGCCTTCACCAGAGATCAGCCCGCCGACATAGGCACGGCTGGTGTCGCCATGGTCGGTGACTTCCAGCAGTTCCTTATTTACGGTCAGGCTCCAGCTGCGGGTCGAAGTGATGGCAGCGTTAGTGCCCCCATCCTTTTCAAAGCTGACGGAGCCTTCCTCGCCACGAAAAAAGGCCATGGTTGAACCAAGGTAGGTTTACGGTAATTTTAGCGATCAGTATTAGAGGCTCTCAAATGCCTCAAACGTCACGCGCATTTGGGTTTGAAAGAAACCCTCAGGGATTGGAGTAGCCACAACCTCGGGCCCGTTCACCGCATCAAAGATGATGCCGGAAACAACCTGGCGGTTGAACAGGTCACGCGCACGTTTGGTGATCGTGTAGTTAGCGCCTGGGCCGTCGCCCTTCGGCGTAAAAATGTTGATGGCCATGACACCCCGAACGCTGTTATCACTGCCGGTGGTGCCGCCTTGCGTCAGGTACGAATTAACGCCGAACGACACTAGGCATTGCAGCCACGTCGAATTAGGCGTTGGCACATAAGGCGTATTGTGAAACGCAACGTGATACGCCGGCATGGCGTCAAACTCCGTTTTCATCCGGCCTTCAATCGTGTACCGGAGAGTATTTAGGTCGATTGCTGCCATCAGCTCTCTCTAGAGATTTTGCGCCAGTTGGAATCTACATACGCTTGCATATCTTTGGCTATAGCATCCACCCAGCCTGCATCAGCTTGTGGACTGTGGCCCTGCGCCAACGGTTCGGCATAGGGCAGATTATTGTGAACGCTATAAACATTGCCAAGGCGTTCTTGGCCTGGGATGTAGTTGGTGCCTTTGGGTGGGGTAAGTGTGTTGCCATAGTCGCCCTCAGGTGCTGGCACTCCTGATGCGTCATTCTCACCGATCTGCCAACTTACTTTGAAGCGGCCAGTATCTACCGGGCTGCCTTCTTTTGCCCTTTTGTCAGTCTCCAAAACAGTAGTGCGCAACAGCAGCTCTACTCGATCCTGCAGGTAATCTCCGATCTGGCCGATCTTGATTTCCCTGGCCATATCAGCCCCTCAGGATCAGTTCGTAATAGATGTTGGAACCCTGCACCTGCTCGGTCTTCACTTCAATCACCTGATAAACGCTGCCGCCAATGGATACCTTATCCTCTGTGTTCGGCACGCTGGTTAAAGCGTTCTTGGCTACCAGCAGCTTTTTATCAGTGGCCTGCACAAGCTCATTCACCTCACGTTCGGTGATGTCTTGCAAAATGCCCTTAATCTCGCTGTTGCTAGAAGATTTGACCATGGCACCCGTTTCCGGGTTATAGCTTCCGTAGCTAAAGAACTGAACCGTTACGGTCTGGCCGAAAGTGCTGATCACCTTGGCCGCGACTTTCTGTAGCGAGGAAGCAAGTGCCATCAGACCCGATACGCAATGCAGGCGCCGTTTTGCAGCGTGATGCTGGTGAACACGCCAACGATATGAAAGCCAGCCGGGATGCTTTCACCGTCAAGGCTATTGCCGGTGTAGTTCTCAGCTACCAGCGTGTCAATCGTGGTGTTCTCGTAAAAGTCGATGTGATTAAACCTGCCGGTATGCGCGGCAGTGTCGTTGATGATTTCGGCGCCGATCGTGTAATCGTGTGCACCGCCTTGCCCAAATCCCTTTGACATGATCAGAGTTTGTAAGCAACGACAGTGCCGCTAGTCAGCGTGATGCTGGTAAACACCCCGTACATCTCACCAGTGGCTTTCAGAGGAATAGCCGAAAGGGTGTTGCCGGTGTAATCCTCTGCCGACAGGCTGGCGATCACCGAATCTTCCAGTGCGCAGATCTTGCCGAACCGGCCTGTATGCGCTGCCGTGTCGTCAATAAACTCAGCGCCGGGGTAGGCGTAACCCATGATCAGCTCCGCTTAACGGCGATGTTGCCTGGTCCACTGATTCTAAGCCCAGTGAAATAACGCTCAACCATTGGCGGAATACGATCAGCGCCAGTGGCACCATTGAAGTTAGGCGTAACGTCCAGGCTGCCCAGCTTCACGTTCTTGTAATCCTCAAGGCCACTCAGGCCAAGCCCTGATTTGTTGTTGTTCAGGTAGACCGCAAGCTCAACTTGCGCACGCTTCACCTGATCAGGGATCTCAGTATCAGTGAAATAATCAGCAGTGATCCGAAAAGGAAAACCAACCGAGTAGGTATTGATGTAGGTATCCGGCTTGCGGACGCCGGTACGGGGCCATTGGAGAGACTGCGTATCAGTCGCACGAGCGCCTAAAAACCGTTCACGGTCAATACGTTGTGCCGCAGTGTATAAAGCCCGGTTTTTCTGATCGTCAGTAGCCGAGCCCCAGGCGGTTACATCGTCGCTTTCCACCATGCCATCAACGATCGCATCAGCAGCAGCCAGCGTTAAATAGCTGTTTGCGTTAGCGCCACCGGCTGTCGCGTCAATCGTGATTGCCATCGGCTTTTACCGTTTTGGTTCGACCTCTCCGACGTTTTGGGGCCGTCGGTTCTTCAGGTGTTAAATCAATTTTAGGTGCCGACTCTTCCTGTGAAAAAGAGGCCCCAGCTTTCGCCAGAGCCTCACGTTCACGGAGTCGCTTAAAAGCGAACAACCCCATCAGGAAGCAGCAGACTTCATGACGGCATAGTTCAGCACGAGAGCCTCACCAGCGGTGGTGCCAACGTTGCTCAGGGTCACATCAAAGGAACCTGCAGCGACAGCGCTAACGCTTGCGATGTAGGTGCCGGTAGAAGCGCCGGAGCCGACGCAAACCATAACCACATCAGTAGCGGCAACTTTGTCGCTGGTGACGGTGAAGGAAACCTCAGCACCACCAGCCAGGCTGGCGTCAGAGGTAGTGATCTGGCCGCAAGGCTGATTCAGCGTTACGCCAGTGCTCTTGTCGGTCGCTTGGGTGACAGCTCCACCAGAGGTGTAGCCAATCGCCTTACCGGCGCCGATTTCAAAAAGGGATGCCATGGTTAGTTACCTCCGATCAGTCAAAATTGCTGACGTTGGTAATCCGGATGATCCCTACGTTCTTGGTCTCGAAAACTTTGCTCCAGTTAGAAGCAGTTTCGAGCTGAGCGCGGGTCGGATTAGCAGTAGTCACTGCCCACTTAGCACCAACAGGGTGGTACAGGTAGTGAGCGTCCAGAGCGAGTGCGTCAGACTTAGCGAGCACATCGCGGTCTGTCTCGATGTCGAGATTGGCCTGCTCTCCGCTAGCAACACTGCCAGGCGAGAAAACGTAAGTTGCATACTCGGTGGAAGCGCCAGAGCCGGCAGTTTCCACGTCGTCCGAAACAATAACGCGGCAACCGAGATAGGTGGGCACGCGAACTTCGCCGTATGCATTAGCCATCGAACCACCAGATTGGGTGGTCGAAGTGCCACGAGCATCAGCAGTGCTGACGTAATCAATGGCGCGGCGCTCCACGAGGTCGTAATAGACCTTGGAGTGCATACAGATGGCCGAAAGGGATTCCCCTTTGTCGCCAAGAATGGCGCGAGCCTGAGCAACCTGGCGGGGCTCAGAACAGTCGGGGTGTCGCCAGATTCGGAGTCGATGCAGAGATCGAAGAAAGCCGAACTAGAGGTGTTGGCGTTCAGCGAACCGAACACACCTTTCAGGCAGGAAATCAGATCCTTCTGACGCTGGTGAGCGATGTAGGCGCCCAGCTTGTCACCGATGGCACCCATGATGTCAGCGCCGGAGCTGATAGCTGCCAGGTCGCGTGCTTCAAAAGCGCGTCCACGGTGAAGAACAACACCAACTTGCTTGTCGGTGGTGATCTTGCCAGGAGTCATCGAAGTGCTATCGCTAAGCACTTCAAAATCACCGCTCAGGTTGGCGGAGAAAAATGGGATGTTTACGAAATCACCCCCGTCAGAGGTCGCGTTCAGTGCGGCCAGAGGCTGCACCACACCGCTAGCCAAGAAGGCATCACGAAGGGTGGTCTGCTCTTGGACGTAGGGAACGAAAACCTCGGGGATGATCATGTCACTCCGAAGAGTTGCCATGATTAAACCTCAAGAATGTTTTTGTTAGGTCGGGCGCAGCCCTGACTTACGCTGGCGCTGCCTTTGTAAGCGTTGGGATTATATTAACGGCCCGCTGCCTTCTTAAGCCTTTCGTACAAGTCCCGATCTGTCTTAAACAGTCGTGATTGCTCCGTCAGGTTGAAACTTTCAGCAGCGAACGGGTTTTTGGTCCCTGCAGGAATCTCACCAGCACTGCGACCAATCGGCGCACCGCTTCCCTGTGGCTTGGGTTGCTTCTGCATCCATGCCGGCAGGTTCTTGGCCCATTCGCCAATCGGCGTGCGCTCATAGCCCTTGACGACAACCACCGTGCCATCCTCTTCACGCTCGATCTGCTCTCGGCTGATCTGAGTGCGCAAGATCATGTCGGGATCATGCACTACATCCGCCAGAGCGGTTGCAGCTGGACTGATAATTTCCAGTTCGCGCACCCGTGCCTCTAGCTCAGCAATGCGCTGATCCTTTTTGGCCGTTGCTTCACGGAACTGCTCTTCTAACGCTTGCCGGGCTTCGGTGTACTTACCCTCGCTCTCAAGCTGCTGCTGCTCATGATTGCGCTTGAACTCAAGCAGCGATTTCACATCGGTGCCAGCAGGCAATTCAGCCTGAAGCTCTTCTAGCTTTCGCAGCTTGCGCTTTTCATCCGCTAGCTCTTTGTTCTTGCGCTCAAGGTTGTCAATGCTGCGCAACAGCGCTTGAACGTCAACCTCAGGCGCCGCAGGCGCTTCGGTTTGGTTCTCTTCAGACATAAAAACCCGCAGGGTTAATTACGCCATCCAAGATAAACAACAACGGCCCAATATGTCTACTTATTGGTTTTGGGTGCAGACCGTAACTGAGAGCGGCGTTTTAATACTGGGTTGCCAGTTGACTCCGATTTAATCCGCACTACCGGATCATCTTTGCTGCCAACACGGGTAACACTTCCCCCGCTTGGGCCTTTGATCGTGGCACGCTCGCCGCCAATGCTGGTGACGACGCCATAGGTGCGTTTGCCCTGGTATTCCCAGCTAACGCGAGAGCCTTTTTGAATTGCCATTTACTTGCCCTTTTTGCCGCCTTTCTTTTTGCCCTTTGGCTTTGACTTGCCGTAAGACATAGCGATGGCAACAGCTTGAGTTCTACTGTACCCCTCTTTCATTAGCTGCCTGATGTTCTCGCTAATGATCTGTTCGCTCTTACCTCTCTTTAATGGCACCGTATCGAGCGCGTAGATGATCCAAGGTTAATTCGGACCCATCATCACGAACCAGCTTGGCGATGGCATCTTTGGCGCCATACTTTTCCGTCAGCTGGTCAAAGTAGGCAATCTTTTTAGCGCCAATTGCTTTGGCCTTGGTTGCAGGCGATTGCTTGGCCAGCCACTCGCCATAGCTCTGATTAGCAGGCACTTGGCCACCAGTACTGGCTCGGGTTCCTTCCTTTGGCGGTTCAAACCCAAGTTCCTCATAGTCAATCACCGGCACCGTTGTAGACCGGCAACCAAAGTGCTGCGGTGGTTGTGGCCCCTTGCCATACTCAAACTCGCGGCCATCTAATGCAGCGCAAATGGCACTGGTCCTGGTGTCCAGCGTCGCAACGTAGCGATACCGCTTGGTTATGTCTTGGTTCGCCTCATACACCGACTGGCTGGCGGCATTGGCTACTTGGTTCACGCTTGTGCGCACCAAGGTGATCACCTGATTATTTGCTGCCTTGGTCAGCTGGCCACCTGCCAACGCAAGCTGTCTGACGGACAACGGCCCGAAATCAGCAAACTCCAAACGGCCAACTAAGCGCTTGGCAATGTCTTGGGTGGTTTCGCCAGTCAGAAGGCCATTCCGTACAACCTGTCCAAATAACTGCGCCTGCTTTTCGGCAATGCCCCGAAACGCCTTATTGACCACCTCGCCATTGGGCAGCGTGATGGCAGTGCCCTGAGTAGCGGTCAGGCTGAATGCTTGCCTCGCACCCTCTACGCCTTCGACTGCCTTAAACAGATCGTCGCTCAGCGCCACCACATTGATTTGCGTTGGGTCAGCCACCACCACCGCCTGCGCAAATTGCGGGCTGATCTCAACCGTGCGCACCGCATTCCGTCCGCCAACCGGCAACGCCTTGCGCAGCTGATCCTCTACAAACTCGCCCTGCAGCATTGCCAGGCCCTGCAGTTCACGCGCTGCAACCGCAGTGCTATCACCAGCCCAGCCATCCAAACTGCTTTTCAACTGGGCCAAAATCGCCCGCAATCTGGCAGCCTTTACAGGTGCTGTCGCGTCATCAATCCTGCGCAGCTGGGCCACTGCATCCAAGATGATTTCGTCGTATGCCACCACCAAACGCTTGGCAACGCTATTGCCGTAGCGGTTCAGATCAATGGCATTCCGATATAAAGATTCGGGGGTGCTCATGCCTTAATGCCTAGATCCTCCGCATCGTATGCCGTAAGAATCGAAACGTCTGCGCCGGCCTTCAACGCTTCGCCAACAACGCTTGCGAATCCCTCAAAGTCGTCATCGCCATTGTCGATCAACCTTATCTCGTCAACCTCATAAGGCTTGCCGTCTTTGAACCATGAAAGGCGGATAACGGCGAAGATCTCATCGGGCAGTTCCTTGGTGGCACAGTGCAAGCATTGCTTGCGTGGCGGTTTAGATTCCATGCCCAAAACCTTGCGTAGCCATCGGATCATGCAGGCAAAACGTCTTGATCCTCCATATCTTCGGTTTGATCTGGCATTTCGGGTTCTTCTGTAGCCATTATTTGCGCTGGCTCAGGCTCCATCAAACCGCCGTTTTGTGTTGCTTCGATCTCGGCTTCAATGTCGAAATCGTCGCCCAGGCACTCGCCATCACTGAGCTGCGTAAGCAACGTTTCTTGGGTGATGGTGCCAGCGGTAAACAGCTGCAGCAGGGCTTGGATTTCCTGCGGCTCAAGACGTGCACCCAGGAAGTCACGATTAACAAGGCTGCTGCCGACCTGCGTAATTCGCAGATACTCAGCATGAAAGCGCAAGCAATTGTCGATCATGTCTTGCATCTGCTGTGCAATGACCATCATCGTTGAATCGCCTTGGCTGCGGTCAATGCGCTTGCTCTCTGCCGTTTCAGCGCTCAGCTTTTGACCCAGCACAGCAGAAAGGCCAAGCTGGTTGATCTGCTTTTCAAGCTGATCTAAACGCTGAAATTGAGCAGCGAACGCATCGCTAGGGGGGCTGATGTATTCCGCCCGAGACTCACTGGGCAGTGCCAACGCTTCACCGGGGCCAGCGGTGATTTCCTCAGCTGCAGTGGGGTAGCCAAAAATGCCGAGAAACGGAACGGCTGAAATATGCAGTTGGTTGTCAAGGTCGCTCTGCATCTGATACGCCTTGAGGTTCAACTCAGCAATATCAGAAAGCGGTGGCCGCGATTCCATCACGCCAACGCGGTTGGAATACGCAACGGCAAAAGGAATATCGCTAAGGCTTGTGCGGCCTTCATCCACCACGCGGTAAGTTCCCTCATCGTCAGGCTGATAAACCTGAAATGCGCCGGGCGTTAAAACCCGCACCTGCTCAACTTCCTTCTCACCCCATTCACCGTCAGGCTCGATCACCTTTTCAAGCAAGCGCAGCTGAATCAGCTTCAATGCGCCGTCAACAATCTCAGTACGCCAGCCCAGGATTTCTCGCGGCGTATACACCTTGTAGTAAGGCCGGCCATTAGACCCAGCAGCAGGCGCATCAACCAGAACGCCAATGTGGCCATAGCGCAGGCACAGCCTAGCCGTCTGATACAGCCATTGGTTCAGGTCGTTGCCTTCTAGGTCAACGTCAAACAGTTGCTCGCGTACAACGTCCGAAACGTCGTTTAGGCGCACCGGCTTGCGCGTCAACATGCCGGCCAACATGCGTTCGATTCGCTGCAGGTAAGGCGGAACGCACGAAACGGCCAAACGCCGGTCGTAGCTTTCGTCGAGTTCTCGGATCGCCTGCGGTAAATACCTTCGATGCCGTTTCCGCACGGCGAAGGTGCCTTCGATCAAATCTTCTACCAGACCCCAGTGCGGCTCCATGTTGCGGTGAGCCGCGTTGGGATCCTGAACCTGAGAAGCACTAGAAGCAGACGAGCGATTGTAAAAGGAATACCCGGAATACACAGCGCTTCTCAGATCCGATAACGGCAGTTTAGGCAGCGACCAAGGTTACAGAGTTGCGACCCACTTTGATCTCAAACTCATCCCCAGGCTTAAAGCCCATCTCACGGATGTAAGCCTCGCCAATCTGCAGTTTGCCGTTGAACTGCACTTTGGTCTTGTAAGGCAGGCGACGGCCATTAGGCGTGGTCTTGCCCAGCTCAAAGCCCTTTGCCTCTAGCAGCGCCTCATAGAACTGGGTGAATTTCAGGCGGCCATCCTTTTCATAGCCACACTCGCGCACCAAATCAGACTTAGGAGCGCCAGCAAGCTCTTTGACTTTCGACAGCAACTCAGGGCCGGTCAGCATAAATAGAACTGAAAAAGCAGGTGCAACATTACACCTAAACGTCGCTGTTGTCGATTCAACCCAGGATCAATAAATGCGGATGCCCGTAGAGCGGCCTGCATTGACGTGCAATGGGTTGAACTCACGCCACACGAGGTAGCCCAATGCGTCGTTCATGTGGTCATAACCGGCCTCTTTGTCCGGCTCGCCCTTCTCGCTGTAGCTCTGCAGCTCAAGGCACTCAATCGTTCGCTTGCAGCTGCCCGCGACTTGAAACCTTACCTCGCCTTTCCCGTTTTCCAACAGAGCCTGAACAGCAGCAACGCGATCACGGATGGCAGGATTTGACTTAGATGACTGGTTGGCGAAACCGTATGACTCAAGAATCTGAATGTCGGTTCTGGAAGCATTGGTAGATCGGTTGCCGCCTGAGGCGTCAGGGTAGACATAGACACGGTGCATTGGGTAGCGCCGTTTTATTTCTTGAGCGAGCGTATCGGTGTCATGCGCCTTGCTGATTTCATCGACGATCAGCAGGCCATTGCCAGAGCGGATGCCGATAACCGCCGACATGTTCCCAATGTTGAAGTCCACCCCGACGCGGAGAGGCTCGCGGTCATAGTCCGGGATGCTGGCCGCTACATGCTTGGCACGGTCGAAGCGGTCATACACCTGGCCCGTAGTGAGGTTGACGAACTCACCCATTAAATAAGCCTTCAAAAGGCTTGGGTCGTAATTGGCCTCTAGACGTTCTACAAAGTCCGCTGGCAGGTATGGGTTATCTGCCGTGCGCATTTTGATCAGCTTGCGATCCTCACGTTTCTGCGCCTCGTCTGATCCAAAGGTGTTCCACATCCAACGGAAACCCTCTGGCGTTGATGCAGCCGCAAACTGCCTGACGTTGCCGGAACGTAAACGGCCCAGGATTTTGGTAAAGGCTTTGCCGGCAATGGCTGGGTTGACCGTATCGACCTCATCGCACAACACATGGGAGAGGTTCAAGCCAATCAGCCTGGTGTAATTCTCGAAGCTGCGGCACAGCAATTTCGTGTCACCGCCTGGCAGGTGCAAGACATATTCAGGCAATGGCGATGCCCGGAAGGTGTACGGGATCTCATAGCTCTCTAGGAAGTCGTCGAAATCGTTGATCCAAATATCACGGATCAATGGGCCGGTGGGTTCCATAACCGCACCTGTAAACCCTTGGTTGGCGCAAGCAAGAAATATGGCTTTGGCGCAAAGCGCTCTGGTCTTACCAGCGCCATAACCAGCAGAAAGGCCAACAATCTGGGTGTTGTCATCATCGACAAAAGCCCGTTGGCCAGGGTGGAGATCCTGGCGGATGCGATCGAGAATCTGCTGGGTGTCTTGGTCATCAGGTGGCTGCGCAAAGGCCAGCAGTGATTCGTCAGCGCAGAGCCCAGCCAGTAGCGATGGCATTAGCTCATATCGAAGCGCAGTAGCCGTGCCTGATCCTCAAGGGCTTTGATGGCTACGGCGAAATTGCCTTTTTGAGCACAACGGCGTTCGTAGTCTTGCAGGCGAGCGACAGCACCGGCTAACCATTGGGGCCGTTCGAGTTCTGCATCTAGGCGTTGCAGTTCTCTAGCGCGACCGATGTAAACATCAGCCTGACGGGTGCTAACGGCCCACTGGTCCGAACAGTATTGATGGATCTGGTGCCTGCTGTGAGCATCCAGTAGGAGCTGATAAACGAGGTTTACCCGTTCATCAATTTCTACGTTGGTGGATTTACTCGCCATGCGGTAAGGGTAACTTATTCGCGGGTTTGAACGGGCATTATCAGGTGAGTTTGGAGCGCTGCGGCGTTATGGGGTGTGATGGTGAAGGGAGCGTGAGGGGTATTGGCTTGGATAACTATTTGCTCGGAA